GGGTGTTGCCAGCACGGTGATTGGTTCAATGGTCACTTACAACGCGACTACCTACCAGACCACATTGTCGGCCAATACGGCCAACTATGCCGGCCCGGTGGCGGTTGCGATGTCGGCTAATACTGCCGGTCTTTTCGGTTGGTATCAGATTGGTGGCCTCGCGGTCATCAAGAAGACTGCTGTTGCTACCGGTCCCCAGGTTTCCATTTTCCAGTCGGCTACTGCCGGTCGGATTATGGCTACCTCGGCGTCTGGCAAACAGATTCTGGGCGCAAAGTCTGCAAACCTGGCTTCTGTTACTTCGACCACTTCGACTGTTATTGTGTCGATCAATCGTCCGCACAAGCAGGGCATTATCACCTAATGATTCTGCCATCCAACATGGGCGAGACTATGCCCAATCGTTGCAATACGGATGGCGGCGAGATACTGGCGAATATCAAGTTTGCCAGTACCTTGCCGCTTTCGTGGCTGCAAGTGTTGGACCCTATTCCAGGCGATGTTTTGATTGTTGGTAGTGGCCCTTCTGTTCGGGCTTTTCTGCCAACAATCAAGGCTCGTCAGGAAGCTGGCGCCATTGTAGTTGCCATCAACGGCAGCATGAAAATGCTGGCTGAAATTGGCGTTACTGCCGATTATTTTGTGTTGCTTGATGCTCGATTGGAAAGCGTCAAGTTTCTGGATTTTGGCGAAGCGCGTCATTACCTGATTGCTTCGCAGTGCCATGCCAGTGCTTTTGCCAAGGTTGCCGGCAAGCCAATGACGCTTTGGCACACTCATTTTCCCGGCATTGAGTCGGTTATCAAAGACCGCGAGTGCGCCTTGATTGGCGGCGGCAGCACGGTTGGCCTTCAGTCGATCTCCATCATGTATGCCATTGGGTACCGATCAATTGATCTGTACGGTTTTGACAGTTCATATGCCGATGGTTTTGGTCATGCTTTTGCCCAGCCGATGAATGATGGCGATGTGCCAGAGGCTTATTTCCTTCATGGCCGTGTGTTTATGGCTGCACCGTGGATGGCTCGTCAGGCTATGGAGTTTCAAACCGCTGCCAGGCAGTTTGCTGATGGCGATGCTATTGTGACTGTCCATGGAAACGGACTGCTGCCCGAAATAGCCAAGGCCATGTGCCGGGTTGCGGGTGACGACATTTTGCCGGAAACTGAAATGTATCGGAAAATCTGGGCAGAATACAAATACGATCACTCACGCTTGCTCAACTGATGTTTCACGTGAAACATAATTAACAGAAAGGTTAATCATGGCTATTCCCTCCCGTGTTCTGTCTTCTGGCAATTCCGGTCTTGCAACTACCTCGATCTGCGGCGACGGTGCTACGGGCCTTGTTGCGCTTGGCACCACTGCTGCTGATGCTTTGCAGCTTTCGGCGGTTTATAACACCATTGCAACGTCAAGCGCCTCGACGGGTGTGAAGCTGCCTCCGACTGAAGCTGGCGCGGTTGTCAGCATTTTCAATAACAGCGGCCAGACGATTACCGTTTACCCGGCAACTGGTTCGACCATCAATGCCGCTGCTGCCAGCGTTACTGTTGCCACTGCAAAGTCCATTATGTTGTTTGCCACTTCGGCAACAACCTGGGCTTCGCTGACGGGCGCTTAACATGGCTTTGGACTCAGACACTAAAAATGCGGATTCGTTTCTGCAAGTTGAGTTTTACAATAATGAAACGATGAAAAAACCGTTTGTCAGGATTATGACTCCCGGCGATCAGCTTAACATTATTGACCAGCCGGTTCGTGAGGATCACAAGGAACGGTTTATTCGCCAGTGGCTGCATTTTCAGATGCAGTCGGAGGGTGGAGTATTGCCGGGAACTGACCTTATGCAGTGGCATAAGGATGAACCAGCCGCGATCAACGAGTACCAGGTTGCGGAACTACAGATTCTAAAGTTTCGCACGGTAGAGCAAGTTGCAACGGCATCTGACAGCCAGTTGCAGCGTGTTGGTCCTGCTGGTGTTGGATTGCAGAAAAACGCCCGTGCTTATTTGCAAAACAAGAACATGAGTGACAGCGCCAAGGATCTGGCTGATACCAAAAAGCAATTGGCTGAATTGCAGCAGCAGATGTCTGCGATTATCAGCAGCCAGTCTCGCGGCCCAGGTCGTCCTCGCAAGGAAGCCTAGTCCATGACAACGATGCTCCAGCTCATTCAACAGGCGACCAATGAGTTGGGCATCGCTACGCCTGTGTCCGTAGCCGGCAATACCAATCAGGATGTTATCCAGCTTTTGGCCCTGATGAACGCTACCGGCTATGAATTGCTGACTCGGCACAAATGGCGGGCGCTGACCAAGCCGTATCGGTTTTATACCGAGTACCTGACGACGACTGGAACGTGGTCTACTGCGGCGCTGACCATTAGTTCCATTCCGTCCACGACCGGCCTTGATGACACCTACATGGCAATTGGCACGGGCATCAATCAGGATGCTTTTATTAGCACGATTGACAGCGGCACTGCCCTGACGATGAACCAGACTTTTTCATCTGCTGGTACTGCGGCAAGTGTGACGTTTGCCAAGGTGAAATACGATCTTCCCAGTGATTATGAGTCGATTGTTCCGCGCACGATGTGGGACAAATCAAAGCATTGGGAGATGTTGGGACCGGAAGATGCCCAGCAGTGGGAATGGCTGCTTTCTGGTTATATCAGCACTGGCCCCCGCATTCGCTGGCGTTTGTACGGCGCTTATTTCCAGATCTGGCCACCTACGACAACGGAGGAATATCTTGGCTTTGAGTATCGCAGCAACGGCTGGGCAGAAAGTGCTGCAGGTGCGGTAAAGACCAGTTTCACGGTTGATACGGATACTTGCATGTATCCCGACCGGTTAATGGTGTTGTCCACCAAGTTGAAGTATTTCCAGGCCAAGGGCTTTGATACAACTGCCATCTACCGGGATTATCTTTTTGAACTTGAGGCGGCTATGGCGCAGGACATGAGTTCTGCCAATCTTTCGTTTGCGCCTCGCCCTGGCACTGTGCTGATCGGCTACGACAACATACCGGACAGCGGTTATGGCCCAAGCACGTAAACTTAATCTGGTCCAGGGAACTGCCGCTCGCGTAGCGTCAATTCCTGCGCCTGTTGGTGGCTGGAACGCTCGCGACAGTCTTGCCAACATGGTGCCGACTGATGCCGTTACCCTGGTTAACATGTTCCCAACTATCAGCAATGTTACATTGCGAGGTGGTTATGAAAATCATGTAACTGGCATTTCTGGCCAGGTTGAAACCTTGATGGCCTATAGCAGCGGGGCAACGCAGAAGCTTTTTGCAATTGCCACAACCTCAATTTATGACGCAACCACTGCCGGGGCTGTGGGCGCTGCGGTTGTTACCGGCTTAACCAATGCTCGGTGGGAATACACTAACGTCACTACTGCTGCCGGCGGCTATATCTATGCTGTAAATGGTGTCGATACTCCGTTGCTATATAACGGCACGACATGGGTAAGCATTACCTCGATCAGCACGCCGGCTATAACTGGTGTTACGACCACTGATCTGACCAATATTACGCTGTTCAAGAATCGCGTTTGGTTCCTGCAAAAGAACACGCTCAAGGCATGGTATTTGCCGACCAGTTCTGTTGGCGGTGCCGCTGAAGCATTGGACTTGAGTTCCGTAGCCCTTCTTGGCGGTTATCTTGTTGCCCTTGGAACGTGGACGATTGATGCCGGATACGGCTTGGATGACAATCTGGTTTTCCTGACAAGTCAGGGCGAGGCAATTGTCTACCGTGGAACGGACCCTGCCAGCGCATCAACCTGGGCGTTGATTGGCGTCTATTACATCGGTGCGCCAGTTGGCAAACGCTGCATGATCAAGTACGGCGGCGATTTGCTGGTTCTAACCTTGCAGGGATTGGTCCCGTTGGCAGCGGCGCTACAGAGCAGCCGGCTAGATCCCCGTGTGGCTTTGTCTGACAAGATCAGCGGCGCTTTTGCGGCGGCTATACAATCGTATGGCTCCAGTTTTGGCTGGCAGCTTTGTATCTCGTCTAGAAATAATGCAGTGATTGTTAATGTTCCGGTAAGTGTCGGAGCGCAAGAACAGTACGTGATGAACACGATGACCAAATCTTGGTGTCAGTTCACTGGCTGGGCATCTAATTGCTGGGAGATATTCAAGGATTCTCCGTATTTTGGCGGCAATGGTGTTGTCTGCGTGGCTTGGCAGGACAGCTACATTGATAACGTCAACGACATCCAGACAAACACCCTGCAAGCCTTTAACTACTTTGAGCAGCGCGGTGTACAAAAGTATTTTACCCGTGGTCGCCCGTCCATTTTCACCAATGGAACGCCGTCAATCTTTGTTGGCATGAACACGGATTTTAACACTGCGGACACAACTGCTGCCTTGTCGTTCAGTCCTACATCTTCGGGTGTCTGGGGTGTTTCGCTGTGGGATACTGGCTTGTGGGGGTCGGATTTGTCGATCACCAACAACTGGCAAGGCATTACCGGGATTGGTTATTGCGGTGCCATCAACCTTAAAAGTTCGTCCTCTGGTGTCCAGATTGAATGGGCATCAACGGACGTTGTGTATCAGAGCGGATGGGCGGGAATCTAACGATTGGACATCCTGTTGGGCATTGGGTTGCTGAACAGGTCGCGGGTGGATACTACGAAGAACGGTCCACTGCGATTGGACTGGAGAAAGGCGGAAAGATAGTTGCTGGCGTGATCTACGAAGGCTGGAATGGTGTGAGTGTCGTATGTCACATTGCCATTTCGTCGAGAATAACACGGCGGTTTGTAGGGGTTATTTTCGATTACCCGTTTCGGCAGTTAAAGGTTCAGAAGATCATTGTTTCGGTGGCTAGCGGAAACTTGAAAAGCACAAAGCTGGTCAAGCACATGGGTTTTACGGAAGAGGGTCGGATTGCTAACGCGCATCCAGATGGGGATTTGGTCATTTGGACGATGCGACAAGCCGATTGTCGGTTTTTAGGAGATCGTTATGGGAAAGACTGCTTCAGCACCGCCGGCTCCTGATTTTGCGGGAGCTGCCACCGCTCAGGGCGCGGCCAATGTTGAGGCTGCGCGGGCGTCTGCCAAGCTAAGCAACCCAAATATTATTGGCCCTTATGGCACCCAGACCGTCAGTTACGGCGAGGGTGGCAATGCTGACATCCCGACCGTTACGCAAACCCTGAACCCTGCCGCACAGGCTACGCTGGGCGCTCAGCAGGAGACCCAGAGGAGGCTTGCGCTGTTGGGGCAGCAGGGTGTCACCACCGCCGAAACCGCGCTGGCGAACCCCTACACGCCCACTGGAGGGGCGGCTGGCGGACTTCAGACCAGCATTGGTCCGGCAGCAACGCCTCGGACGGCTTACGACCTGTCTGGCCTTGCCAGAATGCCGGTTGATGCTGGCACTACGGGCCAGGAGGCGATTATGCGGCGTCTGGAGCCTACGTTGGCTCGACGCGATGCCAGCTTGCGCCAAAATCTGGCCAATCAGGGGCTGGTTGCCGGCGGCGAGGCATACCGCAACGCCATGACGGACGAGGGACAGGCCCGTAATGATCTCTTGAGTCAGGCCGCTTTGCAGGGGATCAACCTTGACACTGCGGCGCGGGCGCAAGGCTTTGGCGAGCAGCAAGCCGGCGCTAACCTGTTTAACACTGCGACTGCACAGGGGCTTAACCAGCAGCAGCAACAGGCTCAGTTTGGCAATGCCGCGCAGATGCAAGAACTTCAGCGGCAATTGGCTTTGCGTGGCCAGCCATTGAACGAGATCGGTGCGCTGATGTCTGGTTCGCAGCTTCAGTTGCCGCAGTTTCAGAATTATCAGGGCCAGCAGATTGCGGCGGCTCCAGTGTTCAATGCCACACAGGCGCAAGCCCAGAATGCCATGCAGAACTACGGTATTGAGCAGGGCGGTCTTAATGCGACAACGCAGGGTGTTGGACAGCTTCTTGGAACTGCTGGTGGTTTGTATGCCGGCGCGAACTTTCCTGGCCTCAAGACACGTTGAATAGTGAGTAATCAAAATGGCTGACGCTTTCTCACTTCCCGGTCCATACCAGCAGCAGTACAACGAAATTGCTCGTCGGCAGAAGATGGCCGAGATGCTCCAGGCGCAAGCGTTCGCGCCAGACACTGCTGCTCCCAGCTATAACGGCATCCCCGTTCCTGTGTCGGCGTTTTCTGGCTTGTCCAAGGCCCTTGCCGGCATTGGCGGCGGTTACTTGCAGAACAAGGCTATCGAAGAACAGAAGAAGCTGGGCGAAGATGCTCAGACTGAAACAAAAGAATTTGTTGCTGGATTGCAGGGAACTCCACGCGCAGCAACCCAACCTACAATCGAAGACCCAGAAGCCACTGGTGCATTGCCATTTGATCGGGGTGCTACCTTTAACGCCAACAACACTATGACTGTCCCAGGAATCCCAGCCGGGGTTACTCCGCTTAGTCAAGCGGACAGAACTGCAAGGCTTTTAGCCGGCATGACTTCTGAGGTTCCTAACATTCGCAGTTTAGCGCCTGTCCTGTATGCCAGCGATGAAGCAAAAGCCAGAGCGGCTGAAGCATTGGCTGGCAAACGTGAAGACGCTGAAAAGGCGAGGGTGGATGCACTAGCCTTGAAGGCAGCGCCGGGAGATCGTGCGCCGCCAGCAATTCCAAGCATATTGCAAGAATATGAATTTGCTAAGAAGCAAGGATTCACAGGTTCTTTCATTGATTTTGCAACTGGTCTAAGGAAAGCCGGTGCGACCAATGTTACTGTTGGGGGGGAAAGCAAACCCGACAGTGTAACGCGCACCAAATTATCGGAAGCAGAAGGAAAAAGTTGGCTAGAATTGTTAGACGCTGGAAAAATAGCCGGCAATATGAGCCGAGATTTGGAAGGCCTTGATGAAGTAATGAAATTGGCCCCACAAAGTGCAATTACAGGAAGGCTTGCTACCGCTTTTCCCGGCTTTTCAACCGCAGGAGATGTTTTCCAATCAATTGTTAAGCGCATTGCCCCAACATTACGCGCACCTGGTTCTGGTTCAACTTCCGACATTGATTATGAAGGGTTTTTGCAAAGTTTGCCGCAATTGAGGCTACAACCAGGATCTAACGAAGCCATTGTGCAAATAATGAAACAAAAGGCTGCGCTGGATATTGAACGTGCAGGTATTGTTGTCTCATATCAGAATGAAGAAATTGACGCAAAAACTGCAAGAATTAAACTTAGGGAGATAAATTCTCGTTCTATTTTGACGCCCGAAATGAGGGCTGCAATAGCAAAATTAAATAAACCAAAAAGTGGATCTCCCGCACCCGGCCAGCCCCCGTTGCCTCCCGGTTTTGAGGTCCAGCCATGACTATCGCGGTTAATCCATCAACTGGCGAAGCCCTGACCCTTGAAGGGGAACAGTGGGTGCCGGCCAAGGTAGCGGTCAACCCGCAGACCGGGGAAAAGCTTGCGCTTGACGGGGCGGAATGGAAACCCCTTGCCAAGGATCCCGCCGTAGCTAGGCAACCATCGCTTGACCAACGGTTGACAGCTAGCGTTCCTTACCGTTTTGCCCAAGGCGTTCGTAACCCACTTGATGCTTTTGGTCAAATCGTCCCGCAAGTTTTATCGAAAGCAGCAAGCACTGTTGGATTGGACAAAGCCGCTGAATATCTTAGCGGTGATACAAAATTTCTCGGTATGGATATCGGGACAGAGGCTATTGATAAAACAATTCGCGAACGAGCAGATTATTATCAAAAAGCGCGATCTGCGACGGGCGCAAAGCCAGAAGATTGGGATGTTGCTGCTGGTGTTGGCGAAGTAGTTGGAACGCTTCCGCTTGCCCTAGTTTCGCGAGCAACAACAGCAGGAAATTCGCTTTTGGGGCTTGCCGGTGCCGGTTTGCTTGGCGGCGCATTAAGCGGTGCTTTAACTCCTATAACAAATGAAAAAGACCAACAAGATTTTTTCCTCAACAAGACAGCACAGACGGGAATGGGTGCGGCGGGTGGTCTCGTTTTGGGTCCAGTAGTCGGTAAATCAATTCAAGGGATAACAGCTCTTGCTACCGCAATTCAACCATATGCGGCTGCTGCTCTTGACACCATAACGGGCAAGGGCGCGGAAAGAATTGTTCAAGCAACTCAAAAGGCCGGTGATGTAATCGCATCAGCGATGCGGGAGATAGGCCAAGACATTAGCGACATTCCAGCGGCGCAATACGCAATCTTGAAAGATCTAGTTTCTAAATCCCTTGCGTCTGGGAAAAACCTTAATCCGGCAGCGTTGCTTAGAAAGGCTGATTTTGAAGCAGCGGGAATGCCCGCAACTTTGGGTCAAATCACCCGCGATCCATCGCAATATGCAAAAGAGCAGAACCTTCGCGGCGTTGCCGGTATTGGCGAGCCAATTATGGATGTCCTCAATGCTCAAACCCGCAAGGCACAGACCGATATAGCTGACATTGCAAAAGGTGGCGGTATTGATGCCGTTAAATCTGGACAAAATATTGCAAAGGTTTTAACTGATTTTGATGAAGTCGCACGGAAAAAAGTAACTGCTGAATATGCAGCAGCCCGTGATAGTTCTGGAAAATCTTATAGCGTTCCGCTTGGCGGGTTAGCTTATGACGTTGCACAAATAATAGATAATTTTGGCGATAAGGTGCCATCAGCAATTGTTGCCAAGATAAAATCTTTTGGGATGCTTGATACCAAACAAACTAGGGTTTTTGATTTTGAGGAAGCCGACAAACTTATCAAAGTCATTAATCAGTTTGTTGGGATGGATAAAACAACGAACTTAGCTTTGGGGCAACTGCGCGATTCCGTCAAACGCGCCATGATGGATGCGGACGTTCCTGACGTTTTTGCGCCAGCCCGCGATGCTGCTAGGGCGCGGTTTCAATTGCAGTCGCAAGTTCCGGCTCTTGAAGCCGCTGCTTCGGGTGAGTTAAACCCCGATAAATTTATCCAAAAGTATGTTTTCGGTGCTCCAACGGGTGACAGTGTTCGACTTGCTAATTTATTGAAACAAGAATCGCCAGAATCGTTTACTGCGGCGCAGTCTGAGCTTGGAGCAATTATTAAAAGAGCTGCTTTTGGCGAAGACCCTGCTTCAGATGCGGCTTTAAAGCCAGCGGCGTTGGCTGCTGTTCTTCGTAATCTTGGTCCTCAAAAACTCGAAGCATGGTTTGGATCTGAAACAGCAGATCAATTAACTCGCCTTGCCAGAGTTGGAGGATACGCGACATCAATTCCAGGTCGGGCTGCTGTTAGCACATCAAATTCCAACCCCGCTTCAATGATTGCCAATTATGGCGGAATCATCCCAGGCTCCGATAAACTAAAATTGCTTGCCGGGGTGGTGCAGCCAATACTAAACCAACGCGCCGTACAAACCGCCGTTCGTGCGGAAGTTCCAAGATTAGACCAGGCAGAAAGTCTGGCTATCAGTTTGGGAAAAATACTTGCTGCACAACAAGCAGGACGTGTTGCTGCGGATAGCGTGACGAACCCGCCCCGTCAGGGCGCTCGATAGGAGCAAAAAGTGTCATATAACGGTTCTGGTACATTCAACATCAACTCGGCGGGCCAGCCTGTTGTTGCCGGCACGACCATCAGTTCAACGGTGTTCAACACGTTGACCTCTGATCTTGCGACCGGGTTGACGACTGCCCTGACCAAGGATGGCCAGAGTACGCCAACCGCGAACATTACGATGGGGACGTACAAGATCACCAACCTTGGTGCTGCTACGGCTGGCACTGATGCGGTGCGGTTTTCCCAGATCCAGGCTGGCACCGAGAAGCTGTTGGCTGTTACTGGCACCAACACGATTATTGGATCGGCGACTCCTGCGCTGACGGCATACACTGCCGGCAATGCTTTTACCTTTGTTGTGGCCGGCAGCAACACTGGTGCGGTGACGTTGAACATTGACGGGCTTGGTGCCAAGGCAATTACCCGTGATGGCACTACGGCGCTGGTATCGGGCGATATGGTTACTGGCGAGGTTGTGCTGGTTGTGTATGACGGCACGCAGTTCCAGGTTCTGAACGGCAACAGCTTTACCAATCTGAATGTGTCTGGCACGCTCAGTGTGACGGGCGTTGCGACTTTGACGGCCCAGCCGATCCTGTCTAGCCTGACGGCATCCTCTGCGGTTGCTACTGATGCTTCCAAGGGGCTTGTGAGCGTTACCAATACCGGCACTGGCAACAACGTCCTGGCGACCAGTGCGGCGATGACAACGCCGACCATTACCAGTGCGGCGATGACAACGCCCACCATTACCAACCCGACCGTGACAAATTACGTCGAGTCTGTGGTGGCAATCGGCACGGTTACGACGACCAATACGATTGCCTTGACGAACGGCACGGTGCAGACGGCAACCCTGACGGCATCGACAGCTTGCACGTTTACGATGCCGACTGCCACAGCGGGCAAGAGTTTTGTCCTGCTGCTGAAGCAAGCGGCGTCTACGGGCAACGGCACGGCTGCATTTACCAGCGTAAAGTGGGGTACGGCTGGAGCGCCGACAATCACTGCTACCGCTGGCAAAATGGATATTCTGACGTTCATTGCTGATGGCACCAACTGGTACGGCAGCATCGCTCAGGGGTACACTCCGTAATGTTTTCCGCAAAGAACTTCTTCTTGGCTGGCGCGGCGGGCTACTCCGTCGCCAACAGTTTGCGCTTCCGAGCGAGCAACAGCGCGAACTTGACGCGCACATTTTCCACGCCGACAAGTTCTACAATTTGGACCTTTTCAACGTTGGTAAAGCGCGGCTCGCTAGGCGCTGCAAGACATCTCCTCGGCGCTAGCACGACGACGTTTTTCGGTTTCAATTCGTCCGACCAACTTACGCTTTCGCTCAACGGTTCTACGGCCTTTACTTCGACGGCAGTTTTCCGCGATCCGACCGCTTGGATGCACGTTGTCTATCAGCAAAATGGCGCGGCTCAAACGTGTTGGGTCAACAATGTAAGCGTTGCGTCTGGTACGACGGCGGCAGCAATTTTTAACACGGCGATTGCTCACACTCTCGGGGCATCCAACGCAACCAATTTTTTTGACGGCCTCATGTCAAACGTCACATTCGTTGACGGCCAAGCCCTCACGCCATCTGCCTTCGGCCAAACCGACACATCCAGCGGCCAGTGGGTTCCGAAAAGCTATACCGGAACCTACGGCACCAACGGCTTCTTCCTTGAGTTCAAAGACGCATCCGCCGCAACCGCCGCTGCCATCGGCAAAGACACTTCTGGCAACGGCAACAACTGGACGCCGAGCGGCATCAGCGTCACGGCTGGCGTCACGTTCGACCAGATGACGGACACGCCGAGCAACAACTTCTGCACCCTTTCGCCTATCTACACGGATGGCGCGGGCGCAATCAGCGGCGCGAACCTCAATTTTAACGGGCTTGGCCTTAACTACAATATCGGCAGCACGCAAGGCGTGTCTAGCGGCAAGTGGTATTGGGAATACACCGGAGCGGTGGGCCAGCTTGTCGGTGTATTTTTGCACGGCGGAGCGATCACTTCTACGACAGGTGCGCTCTCGTACTTTTCTGATGGCAACAAATACACGGGTTCAACCCCGTCTGCCTACGGCGCGACTTGGACCGGCGCTGACATTATCGGCGTTGCGCTGGATATGGATGCCGGGACGCTAACGTTCTACAAAAACAATATCTCGCAAGGGACGGCATTTTCCAGTTTGTCTGGCACGTACTTCCCTTGGTTCCGCACTTCGACTAGCGCAACAGGTTCGGTGAACTTCGGCCAGCGCCCATTCGCCTACACGCCCCCGACCGGCTTCGTTGCACTGAACACACAAAACCTGACAGCAGTGACCATCAACAATGGTGCTCAGTACATGGCGGCTACGTTGTACACGGGTACAGCAGCCACTTTACCCGTCAGCAATGCCGTGAATGGTGTTGGCTTCCAACCAGATTTTGTTTGGTTTAAAAGCCGAAGCGGCGCATATAACCATTTAGAAGTTGATTCCATTAGAGGTTTGGACAAATACCTTTACCCTAACTTAACAAACGCCGAGGGTACATTCCAAGTTTTGGATTCTGTGAACAGCTCTGGATTTGTTGTTAATGCTTCAATTGGAACGCCTGCAAATGACAGCGGCTCGACTTATGTCGCTTGGCAATGGAAGGAAGACGTCACGCCGGGTTTCGACATTGTGACGTACACAGGCAACGCGACCAACCGCACGATCAACCACGCTCTCGGTGCGGTGCCGCACTTCATGATTATCAAAAACCGCAGCGCGGTAGCTGACTGGGCCGTCTATCATCGCAACCAAAACGCTACTCCTGCGGCTGGCTCGACGTTCCTCAACACGACGGCGGCTTACGCAGCGGGCGCTACGATCTTCAACAGCACCACCCCGACCAGCAGCGTGTTCAGCGTCGGCACGGCGTCTAGCACGAATGGCAACACCAACAACCTCGTCGCCTACCTCTGGACCAGCATCCCCGGCTTCAGCCTGTTCGACTCCTACACCGGCAACGGGTCGGCTGACGGTACAGTTGTGTGGTGCGGGTTTAAGCCACGTTGGGTGATGATGAAGCGCGTTGATACGACGGGCGATTGGTACATTTGGGACGGCGTTCGCATCATCCCGTTCAACGGCGATGCTGGGTTGCTTTACACGAATTCGGCACTCGCAGAAAGCGATTACAACGCAGCGGGTATAGACTTTCTGGCGGGCGGCTTTAAGCTGCGCAACACAGACAGCAGCGACAACGCCAGCGGCGGTACCTACATCTTCGCCGCATTTGCCGAAGCCCCCTTCAAATTCGCAACAGCAAGGTGACAGACATGCGCTTTCAATTCCCCGATGGTCAAATCGTTCGCATCGACACGGCTTTCAACTACGGCAACGTGCAGTACCCGTCCAACTGGCTGCGCTTGATGAGCGTAGTTGACCGCGAAGCCTTCGGCGCCGTCGAGCTTCCCGAGCCTGTCGATGTCCCGACGCCCTACGTTCCGACCGCCGCCGATCACATCCGCAATCTGGAGGCCACGGTGACGCCACGCCGTCTGCGCGAGGCCCTGCTGACGCCGGAAGGCAAGTCGTGGCTTCAGAACGTCGAGGACAAAATCGCTGCCCAGCGCACGCTCTTGTCGCCCCCGGTGGTGGAAGATGAAACAATTAAAACATGGGTGACTGATAATGTTTAAGGCTTTTGCAACGATTGGATTTGTTCTCGCTTCTGGCGCTGCCATGGCATCGTCCTACCAGGTCTGTGATCAGCCGTTTGCTCTTTGCGCCGCCAGCAGTTCCAGTCCTACCGGCAAAACGATTGTGGTCAACGGAATTTCGTACCCTGAGATGGTTGCGGTTTGCCCGGTCATGCACGGCCCTGCGGTTGGTGATACGGCTGGCGGCAACATGAAGGGTTCGTGCGCCAATCCTGGCACCGGTCAGGTCTGGAGCCTGTACCAGCCGCGCAAGAACATTCCACAGGCACCGAATTGGGATCCAAAGACTCCAGCTCCATACCGGACTTTCACGACGGCGGCGGGCGCGGGGCTGTCCAACATGTTCAGCTTTTCCTGCACGCTGACCAAAAAGGTAAAGAACGTGCAGCTTGCCAATTGCTATGGCCCTGCTGACGAGACTTTGGCCGGCACTCCTGTCCCGGTCGGAACGAAGGTCATTACCCAGGCTCCGGTCGGCGCTAGCTATCCGGTTGGTGGACCGTTGCCGTGAAACAGGGGGTCGCAGAGATCTCTGTTGGCGGCACGCTGATGTCGTCCATGCTGTGGATCGATCACCTCCATACCATCACGGCCATTGGCGGGGCAATTACGGCGGCTACCGGGGCCATAATCGGCATTGTGGGTGTCGTGCGAATCGTGTTTAGCAAGCGTGCAAATTAACCAGATCATCTCGGATCTGGAGCGGGACGAGGGCGTCCGGCTCAAGCCTTATCTTGATACGGTCGGGAAAACGACAATTGGGGTTGGCCGGAATCTGACTGATAACGGCATTACCGCCGCCGAGGCCAGGGTGCTGTTGCAGAACGATTTGTTTCGAGTTGCGAACGAACTTGACCGGGTAGCGCCCTGGTGGCGCGAGATGTCTCAGTTGCGCCAGAACGCGCTGGTCAACATGGCGTTCAATCTTGGTATGCCGCGCCTTCTGACGTTCAAGAAGATGATGCTTGCCTTGGAGAACGGGAATTTCGAGACTGCCTGGGCCGAGGCTATGGGGTCTAAATGGGCGGCTCAGGTTGGCGAACGGGCTAACCGAATTGCCGATTCTTTCATAAAGGGCTGATATGTTTGGGATTGACGATGCTATTGCCGCTGGCCTCAAGGTGCTGGACAAGTTTATCCCGGATCCTGCCGCCAAAGCTGCTGCGGAAGCTGCCTTGCGGGCGGATTTCATGGCTGCTGATCGGGCGCAGATGGCCATCAACCAGGTTGAGGCTGCTAGCGGAAGCCTGTTTGTAGCCGGCTGGAGGCCCGCCACGGGGTGGCTGTGTGTTCTGGCACTGGGGTGGCAGTTTCTGGTTTCCCCGGCCCTGACATGGCTCCTGGCGGCTTCTGGGGCCAATGTCCTGCCGCTGCCCATGATGGATGACTCCACCATGACCAATCTGCTCTATGCGTTGCTTGGAATCGGCGGGTTGAGAACCATTGATAAGGCGACCGGGAACGCCACTGGCAGCATAGTCAGTGGGTTATTCAAGCGGTGATCATTTGCAGCCCTCATCAACCCAGTTGGCAAACATGACGAAGGTGTTTCTGCCGTCCGATCCTTGTGTGTAATGGCCCGCCCATTCGCGAGCCTTCTCAGAAATTTTATTACGATCTTTGCTCAATTCGCCCACTTGATTAAGCAGGTTGTTCTTTTCCGAAATGAGACGCTTAACGGACGCTGGCACCAGGGCATTACCCATAATGCACGGGTCACAGTCGCCGCAAGCGCCGCCGTCGCCAACGACTGCGCCAGTCACGCAACAGGTCGGGATTTCTCGCGGTGCGCCGTCCATCTTAGAACCTTCTAAAGTTGCGGTCACGACGCGCATCCAAAACGGCGGCGAAACTCAAGGGTCGATGCATCCCCCGCCGCAGCCCCCGCCGCATCCCCCGCCGCATCCCACGCCGCAGCCCGCGCCGCATCCCACGCCGCAGCCCCCGCAGCAGCCCACGCCGTAGCCCGCGCCGCATCCCGCGCCGCCGCCCGCGCCGCAGCCAATTCGGCGGTCGTAGCCAAGCCGGCGGCGTACCGTTCCGCCACATCCAGCGCCGCCAGTGACCGCGCATCGGTCATCAGGTGCTGGACCTGCCGGGCGCACCAAACGGCGTACAAGCGCATCTCCCGTTCGTGATCCTTGACGGCGCGGAGACACCACAACGCATCTTCCAACCCGTTGCTGTCCAGAATTGTGATGAGGGACAACGGTTTATCGTCGGCCCTGGTCTTGCCAAGATGTTTCAGCAGCTTCGCCCAGCCATTTTCGCATGGTGAGTGCTTGCGGATGGCGGCTAGCGTCGTGGTCAGGTAAGCCGTGTCAGTCATAGCCCGGTTTTCCTGATGAACTTATCGTCCTCGTCCTGATCCCACTTGTCGATCAGCAGCAATGCTTTGATGATGACATCAAGGCTTTCGTTGAAATCGCTTCCCATCTCGATCTGCATTGACGCATCCTGACATGCTTCTTCTGCGTCGTTCAGCGTCTGGTCCATGGATTCCGGAAAATCGTCGCGCGTGATCTCTCGATACGCCTCGTCCAAAAGCACTTTGAGCGCATCGAGTGTTTTCTCAATCTGGGCTTCAAGAGTTGCCATTGTTGTCTCCTCTATTCAGTTAAGCGGACGTTTCCAAAATGTCGATGCCGTGAAGTGCTCTGACCAGCCGCTTCTTGATCCTGTAAACCGGCGTCAACACGCCTTTCACATCTTCCAGGATCATGTCGCCCGTTACCATGTCGCGGTATCGGAAATCGCCAACATAAGTGCCGATCTTTATTTTGGCCACTACCAGCAGCAAGCGCGGCTGCAGTTCGAGTCCTTCGATTGCCCCAGCTCGCTGGAGCAACAGAAGTTGAGTGTACCGCCGCGCCTCTGCCTTGCTGGCGAACGAAATGCCATCGACGATTGTTCGTTTTGCTCTGTATTTGTTCATTGGTTCCTTGCCTTGCGTTGCCATGCCAAGCCGCGCCCTGCCTTGCCTGGCCCCGCCTTGCCACGCCAAGCCCCGCCCCGCCGCGAGAATATTGGCCTCAGTAGTTCCTTGCCTTGCCATGCCCCGCCGTGCCTCGCCCTGCCAAACCGCGCCTTGCCTCGCCATGCCCCGCCTCGCCGCGAGAATATTGGCCTCAGTAGTTCCTTGCCTTACCAAGCCCTGCCGAGCCAAGCCCTGCCCCGACCGGCCCTGCCATGCCACGAGAATATTGGCCTCGGTAGTTCCTTGCCTTACCTTGCCTCGCCAAGCCGAGCCATGCCCAGCCCAGCCCCGCCGCGAGAATATTGGTCTCAACAGTTCCTTGCCTTGCTTTGCCAAGCCATGCCTAGCCCAGCCCCGCCTCGCCTTGCCCCGCCATGCCCCGCCTGGAGAATATTGGCCTCAGTAGTTCCATGCCTTGCCTAGCCCTGCCTAGCCCTGCCGCGCCTAGCCTCGCCCCGCCAGGGTTAGTTAAACGCTCGTTCGTCCCACTTCACCACCCGAAACGTGCCAAACGGGCCACGCTTCTCGGGCCGGAAATCACCAACACCAATCGACAGGCCCGCCTCGCTCAGAAGCTGATGAGCCATCTCCGGCGACAACAGGTTATCGTCAATGGTCATATCGAATTTAGCACCCCACAAATCGAACCTTGGCCGGTGCCGCATAATCCGGCCTTTGGTCGCCGGGATCGTGACGGGCCGAGAATCAACCTCAAAGTTCTTTGCCGGATTGCCATCGCCGTTCGTGATCGTGATCCGGTCACTGGTCATGCGGATGGCTGACGGCACGACAAAACGGAGGGTCTTGCGCGTCCCGACCGCCTTGTGGTTCATCGCGTTTGGCATTGAGAACGCCGAGAAGTAAAACGTGCCGTCGTTTGGATCAATGTAGGCGGCCTTGGTCGCCTCTTCGCGAGGGTCGCGAACATTGACCTCTACCCGCCTCGTTGTTTTTGCCTTCTCGGAGTTTTCCGAAAACCGGTTTACCAGCAGTGACGTTACGCCACAGATTTCGATTGAGACTAGCTTCATAATTTGTTCCTCTTTGCTTGCGTTGCCTTGTTTAGTTCCTTGCCTTGCCTTGCCCCGCCCTGCCCCGCCCTGCCAAGCCCAGCCTTGCCGAGCCGAGCCTGGTAATGGTCAAAACGGAATATCATCATTTGGCATTGATGGCTTTTTCGGGCCATCGCCAAACTCTCTTGGCTCAAACAGGCTGACCGCGACACGGCCCTCCTTGTCAGGCAGCGGCATGGCGTCAAACACGATCTGACCGCCGCTTGAATCGTTTCTTGCCGGCCAGTAGGTACCGACCTTTATCCAATAGGTCTTGCCATCCTTACCGGGGCGTGGGGATTTCACTTCAAGGCGCTGATTCATGTTCATGGGGTTTTCTCCGCTATTAAGAGTTCAAGCTTTGCGTACTGGTTGCCATTATTTTGCGCCAACCAGTTGAGTCTGTCTGCATTGACAGCAGCCCATTCTTTGCGGTTCGCGGTGTCGAGCAATGAGAGCTTGCTCACCGATTCGTTGATCCATGCAATCATCCGCAGCGACGATGGATCTTCTTTCGGCGCGTCGGCATCCTTATGTATCGTCACGGGGTTGCGGCCCATTGCGCTTTCGGAATCGTCCTCGTCAGGACAGACGCCAGTAATGGCCGACAAATTATACCGGCGGGCATACGTCAAAACGGACCCGAGGGCCTGAGGGTCATTCTTGATGGGGTTCAGTGGATATTCACCGCGCATCCACTGGCCGCTGCTATGTGACATCTGCGTGATCAAAACGATGCCACCATCGCGCACCGCCGTCGTCTGCGTGATGGCCAGACCATTGGCTGGCCCAACTTCTTGCCATGCCGACCACACGCTCGCCAGATCGGCATAGCGGCTGCGAAAATGCGGATTCGTGCTGTCCTTTATCGCAGCTTTCAGCGTGCGTTGTGCTTTGGCTAGGGCCGCAGCTAGTTCGTTGATATGTTCTGATTGCATCATTTCGCCTCCTTAATGGTGAGCGTGTTGGTTTTGCTTCTCGACACAATGACGCCGTGTCCGCTGGCCTTGCCAACGTCAGACTCGACTAGCGCCTTGATGGACTCGGCTGCATCCTTGAACGTCTTCGCTGCCGCCTTGTTGTTGAGCCACTCGCCGGCAAACATCGCCCAACTGTTGCTGGTCGTCATATCGACCGTGCGCCACTTTTCGGGTGCCACCGGAACAGCAATCGACGGCATATCAACAGGCGGATGGTTGTTCGTCACGGCCAGCCAGAATGCCGCCTCGCGTTCGATCAAAGCGTCGGCATAGAACGGGTCCAGCGTGATTTCGACGCACTCCCAGTTGAGCGTGCCGATGAGTACGCTCAGGATGGCCTTGTTAAGGCCCGCGCAGAGCATGTTGTGTGTTAGCTGCGGCATGTAACGTGCCAGCACATCCGGCATCTTGCTGTATTGGTTAACGTGCTTTGCTTCCCAGACCGCATCGCCGCAGATGCCATCCAGATTGGCCCGCATGTACGGGATCGTCGCGTGGACTGACGACACCTCTGGCAGCTCGACGGTGCGTCCGGTTTGCAACGTGAACCAGTGGCGGTTCAGCGCCTCGGTATACTCGCCCATGATCACCGGCAGGATTCCTGACAGATCTTCCGGCTCCTCGCCCCGTTTTTCCCGCCACAGTTTTACAAGCCTCTCGTCGTCACCAGCCATGATGACGTTCGCGTCAGAGCCACCGATTCCAGTGCGCCGTGCCGCATGCCATGCGGTAGTTTTTGGTTTGATCATTTTGAGGTTTCCGTTTCCCGGCGGTTCGCCTCAACCATTGCGCGGACCGCCAAAACGGACTCGTTACACTTTTTAAACTGCGGGATATTATTGCGCAGCCACTGCAGTTGGTTTGGGCCGAGATCAACCGTGGCAGCGCGGTGCAGTTCGTTCAAATCGCTCATTTGCCATTCTCCTTTGTCATCAACCAAACACCACAGGCCATGCCGACGAGACAGGCGGCGAAGTACCAAAAGGGAAAGAGGATCATTATTCGTCGTCTCCTCCCTCGGGGTCTTTCCACTGACCGTTATTAAACCAATCCTCGCACCACTGTTCGTCCGGAGTCGGGCGGGGGAAATCGTCGTCTGCGTAGCACTTCACCGCAAGCTGACCAGCCAACAGGCAATTGTCACAGGCCGCGCCTTGCCAACGGCTCACCCGCTTGATGGTCGTGATCGGCACGCCAGCAGCGCGGAACAGCGACACCGGGTCGTTGTAAAGTTCTTTGCTCATTTTGTTTTCTCCTTAACGGCGCGGTGTGCGCCGGGTAAGCCACAATGGGGCAAAACCCTTACGGGGTCAACGGGATATCTCCCCTTGACTATGGCCAGCACCCTATTTACGTTTGGCGGCATGAACGAGCAAAGACTGCTACGCGCCATCGAGCGCCATTTGCGTGTAACCGGTGAAACGCCGTCAGCCTTTGGCTTGCGAGCCGTTAAGGACTCACATATCGTGTTTGATCTGCGCGAGGGCAGGGAAGTCCGCCGCGCCGTGCTAACGCGAATCATGCTTGCGATTGCCGAGACGCAGCGGGCCGCATGAGGGTGCTGGACCTCTTCAGCGGCATCGGCGGTTTAAGCCTTGGCCTTGAGCGGGCGGGCATGAAGACCGTCGCCTTTTGCGAGATTGAACCATTCCCCCGTGCGGTAATTCGCAAGCATTGGCCCGAGGTACCGATATATGAAGATGTCCGCACCCTCACAGCCGAGCGATTGGCAACAGACGGAATTGCCGTTGATGTCATCTGCGGCGGATTCCCCTGCCAGGACATATCGTTCGCCGGACTCGGCGCGGGCCTCGCTGGCGAACGGTCGGGACTATGGCGCGAGTACGCCCGTCTTATTGGCGAGATTAGACCCCGTTTCGTCATCGTGGAAAACGTCGCAGCATTGCTTAGTCGAGGGCTTGGCGACGTACTCGGAGACTTGGCCTCGTTCGGGTACGATGCAGAGTGGCATTGCATTCCAGCTTCCGCCGTTGGTGCCCCTCACCGCCGGGACCGCCTTTGGGTCGTGGCCCACCCCAACGAGTCGGGACCACAAGGACTCTGGAGTAAATGTGGATTGGCAGAAAGTCTCCAAGAAATCGAAGCTGGCGGGGCGCGTGATGTGGCCGACGCCACAAGCTGGGGATTCGCGGGCCACCTATCGCAAGACCTCGCAAAATCAATTCATGCTGACTCATGCGGCGGGAGCATCGGAAGCCAATGGCGCATTGAACCCGATGTGGGTCGAGTGGCTTATGGGGTTCCCTCTCGGGTGGACCGACTTAAAGGCCTAGGCAACGCCGTCGTCCCGCAAATCCCGGAAATGATTGGCCGCGCCATCATGCAACAGGTGGCGGCATGAGCGAACAGATCGACCTCCTGTCATGGCGTCCGCCGGAGCCGCCCAAGTATTTCGGTGTTACATTCAACGCCACCCGAGACGGCAAACGGCTTAACGAGCAGTGCCAGCGCGTGCATGACGTAATGATTGACGGGGTAGAGCGCGGCCTGAAGCAGATTGCCGGGCTGACGGGCGACCCCGAGGCGAGCGTATCGGCGCGATTGCGGGACTTGCGGCGGTACGGGTTCACGGTTTCCAGGCGTTACGTCGAGCGCGGGCTTTGGCTTTACCGGGTGAGCAAGTGAGCGCCCTCATCACCCGTTGTGCGGATCTGACCGGGCTTTCAGAGGCCGACATATTGGGCCGCAGCCGCGACCCTCGCCTGGTGCGGTCCCGGTGGGCCGTTGCCCTCGCATTGCGCTGGCGGGGCGAATCCTTGCCAGCAATCGGCCTCGTGTTGAACAAGCACCACACGACGATTCTAAACGGCTTGCAGCAGGGCGAGGTAAAGCCGGAAGTGCTGGCCCTGGCGGCGGTAATTCATCTGGAGAGCGGGACGATCAACTAATGGGCCGAATCCGCACTATAAAACCGGAACTGCCGCAGTCGGAAAGCATGGGCCGGGTGAGCCGTGAAGCCCGCCTGTGCTTCATCATGCTCTGGACGATTGTCGATGACGACGGGCGCGCTCGCGGCAACTCGCGAATGCTCGCGAGCCTTCTCTACCCCTACGATGACGATGCCGGCGCGCTGATGGGCGGCTGGCTTTTTGAATTGGAAACAGAAGGCTGCATCACCCGATATCAGGTTGCTGGAGATTGGTACCTAGAGATTGAAAACTGGCGCAAACACCAGAAAATAGACCACCCTACCGGTAGCAGATTACCACCTAAACCGGCCATCCTCGCTAGTCCTCGCGAGGATTCGCGAAGCCTCGCTCCTGACCTAGGACCTAGGACCAAGGATCTAGGACCAGTACCTAGGACCAGTACCAGTACCAGTACCAAGGACCAAGGACCAATATCGGCGCATGAAGCGCTGTTTAATGATTTCTGGAAGGCCTATCCGCGAAAGAAGGGCAAGGGCCAGGCCGAGCGTGCTTGGACAGCTGCCATCAAAAGCGCTGCGCCGGAGGAAATCATTGCTGGACTGTTGCGGGTGAAGTGGCCGAGCGAACCTAAATTCATCAAGCATCCCGCGACCTGGCTAAATGGCCGTTGCTGGCTTGACGAGCCGGACCCGTTGTCAAACCGGGAAGCCAGCTTGGCCGTGCTTAATCAAATTATTGGCGGAGAAGTTCATTGAACGAAATAACCACCCAAAAACAAATGCCGACAGCCGCCGCAAGGCTGGTTCAAGCAATCATCAACTGGTTTCCCAAGGCCGAGCCGTCAGCCGACTGGACGAAACAGGCCACCATCACGCTAGCCGCCTATCCGCTGGACGTTCTCAAAGCCGTTCACCAGCAGGGCCAGCTGGAGTTTCGCGGCTTCCCGAGCATCCCGGCGCTGGCGCAGCTTGCCAACCGGGTAGCCGGTGACTTGCACCCAAAACAGGAAAACGCTGCGGACCACCCGTGGCTGCAATGGGACCGCAAGGCGCAGGAATTGGCGCAGGAAGCGCATAAGCTTTCCGGCTTGCCAAGCTTCTATCCTGGTTATGCGGATACGCTCATGTCGTTAACCAAGCTGGCTTATGGGGCGATAAAAGCCAATTGGGAACGCAGGGGCAGGGCGGACTGCCCGAAAGTTCCAAGCGCCATCGACCTGGTGGCCCAGATCGACGGCAGATTCCAGCCGAGCGGTTAAGGCTCCGGCGGTTGCCAGCGCGGGACCGGCTCCGGCCAAGCTACGAGATGCTGCAAAAGCACGCGAACGAGGACCGCCGCCGCCCCCGGTATCCGGCTCTCCCCGCTCTCCCACCTCGCCACCGTGCGGGCGCCATTCAGCGGTTTCGCTTTGGACCCCAGCCCAAGTTGTTTTGCCAAAGCACCCTGCGACAGGCGGAGGTGGCGGCGAGCCTCTTTCAATTCAGCGGGCGTCATGAGTTTAGCCATTCGTCGAAAGATTTCGGGAACGGTTCGGGCGTGTTGGCCAGATAGATTTCATAGCCAACGTCCAGCCGAGTCTTTGGCCTGTCGTCCAGGTCCAGCGTGTTAGCAAAAACCACTAAATCCCGCCATGCGGTTTCAAAATCGTTCATTTTATAAGCCCCCCTATGCCGCTAAGGCGATGCGCGGAAATTCGCCGAGATACCTAGCCGCCTTGCTGGCCGCGCTGGCGGCGGTGAAGATGGCCTTATTGTCAGTTTTCAGAACGGCAATCCAGGATGCCAGATATTGCGCATGGTCCAGGCGCGGTTCTGCCGAGATGCCAAGCTCTGCGCAGAGAAACGCCGCACCTAGTTCCGCAATCAATTCCTCTGCAGCATAGGCCTGATCTCCGAAACGCTTGCCTAGTTGCCGGTCCAGACGGCTAGGCGCACTAGTCCAATGCGTTAGCTCGTGCAGCAAGACGCTGTAATACGCCTCCGCAGACTGGAAATCCGCCAGTGCCGGGACGCTGATCCGGTCAGCGCCGGGAATGTAAAACGCACGGCCAGGACTGTGTGCAATGCGTGCGCCAGTCGCCGCAACGAATGCGTCCACACTCGCAAGACGTTCAGCCAGCGACACCGCCGCCGCTTCTGGCTCGACATAGCCGGAAACCTGCGCGGCAGAAAATACGGCAGACGTTTTCAGAAAAACCGGACCCTTCGTCCCCGGTTCCGCCCCTTCCTTTGGCGCGATGGTCCCAATATAGCAAATCGAGGTTGACCGCTCGCCGGCCATGACTTGGGCACCGATGCTGGACCATTGGCGATAGGTTGCCCAGGTGTTGCTAGGTTGACCGCTCGCCCAAAGGTTAAGGACGTTGACCCCTTGGTAAGCGTTGCCGGTAATTTTATTGCGCGGCATGCCGGACCCGTTGGACCATGGGGTTTTGAAAACGCCGGGGTTGTTCTCAAGCATGGTGATGATCTTGGCGGTAACTTCGTCATAGATATTGCGTGTCATGGCTCACACCTCCTCGTTTTCTGCCGCGTTTTCGGCAAGCATGGCGTCGTACTCTGCGTCGGTCCACACCGTGATGTAATCGGTCTCCCAGAACCCGCATTCAATGACCTTCAGCGCGATATCGCGGGATGCCAGGGCGAGGTCATCGTTATGCGACGAAATCACCGAGCGGGTGAGGCCCCCTTCGCCGCACGTGGAATTGCGACTGAACTGGCTCACCATTAGGCAGTGTCCGCCGTCTTTGTCGCGGCGAATTTTGTAATCGTAGACAAGCGCAAAACCCTCACCATCGTAAGACAGCAGGAGGTCGGCGGCAGCAACGGCCGATTGATAACGATAAACGCTGTCTTGAATTGTGATCGTATACATGGCTCAGACCTCCTCGTTTTCTGCTGCATCCTCGGCAAGCATGGCGTCGTAACCTGCATCAGTCCACGCCATGATGCTGTCGGATTCCCAATGGCCGGAGCGAAGCACCTTCAGCGCGATGTCGAGACAGGCGCGGTCAAGGTCGTCCTCGACCGAGTAAATAACCGACCGGGTGAGCGGAAGTCCGCCGCACGTAGAATTGCGGCTAAAAACGCTAGTCCACAGCCAGTGTCCGCCGTCTGGCTCGGCGCGAATCTCATGTTCGTAGCCGTCGTATGACAGCAGCAGGTCAGCTGCATCGATGGCCGATTGATGGCGGTGGACCGTGCCGTGGATCATGATTGTGTACATGTTCAGCCCTCCCCGCCGGTAGCCTTGAGGATGGCCGCGTCAGTTGCCGCCATGAAGGACACGTCGCCCGCCGCATAGTTATTGCGAGCGAATTCCTGCCATTCCTGCAGCGCTGCCAGCAGACACGGCGCTGCCGCCATCAGCCGAGCGTTAGCCTTGCGTTCGCTGATTGGAGTTTTGACGTTGGCCCATAAGTCGGTGGCTTGCCCGATCAGGCCCTGAAACTTGTCAGTGTTGTCGCGGATGCCCTCGCCGCACTGGTGCCAAGGTCCGGGGGTGTGCGCGGTCTTTTTTACGGTCGGGTTTTTCATTTTCG